CCCCAGTTGTTCAGGTTCTCGCCCGTCCCCTGCAACTCGAAACGCAGGCGGGTCGTGTAGGTTGAGGGCATTAGAGGGCGCTCCCATCAGATCGTGTCCAGGCCCAGGTGGAGCCGGAGGGGGTAGAGACGGCGATGGTGTTGCGATCGGTGACGATCACCATGCAGTTGCGCCAGTTGGCGGCGGGCGGAAGTTGGGCGAACGTCACGGCGGCAAGCTGCGTCGGTTTGCCCGGCGCGCGGATGTCGGCGATGGCGTCCACGACAGCCTTCAGGATCGGCTGCAGGAGAGCCGGGATGTCAGGTCCGACGAACAGCATGCGTTAGCCCCACGTCTCGGGAGAGTTGGTCTCGGGAACCCAGGTCTCGGGAGAGGTCTCTGCAGAGACCCACGTCTCGGGAGAGGGGGCCGCCGCAGCCCAGGTCTTGGGGAAGGCTCCTGCAGAGGCCCAGCTTGCCGGGGCTCCCCCCTCCTCGTCCCAGGGGTTACCCCCGAAGGTCGCCCCGCTGAAGGTGACGACCGTCAGGCCGGAGGACGAGAAGCTGGCGCTGATGATGCCAAGCCCCGCCCCCAGCCAATCAGACAGGGTCGAAGAGGTCGCCGAGAAGGCGGATGGCGAAATGCCGACCAGGACGAGGGACGCTGAGGTCGAGCCAGCCGAGGACCACGAGGCAGAGGAGATGGTCGAGGATGGTCCGTAGAACTCGTCGGCGACGACCGCCGAGAGTGCGCCACCCTCAAACCCCTGGACCGCTCGGCGCAGCGCCGAGGAGCGCCAGCGACGGAACTGGAGGCTCATCTCGACGCGACCTCAATCCAGACCTCGTTGGCGCGGCTGCCGGAGGTGTTGCTCCAATAGATCGCCAGGGCCGAGTTGTCGTAGACCTCCCGCCAGCCGCAGGCGTTGGGGTTGTCCTGCACGGCGTCGGGAGGCGGACACCCGCGATCCGAACCACCAAAATACTTGTAATTGATCCGCGAGAGCAGGCGGTTGATGGCGACGTTGTAGGTGCCGCCAGTGGCCCCCGCCTCGACGATGTTGGTGACCCGGCGAATGCCGTGGGAGGGGATCGAGACCCGGTGGATGGTGTTTGCCCCCGCCGCCGCCGGTAGCGTGATCGAGGCCACCTGGGCCACGTCCGCATCGTCACGGTAGTCGATTGTGATGACCGCCGTGCCGACCATGGCCGTGACGACCTCGATCCACAGTTGCAGCCCTTTGAAGTCGGAGCCCGGCACGCGCCCCACGTTTGAGGTGGTCATGGGGAAGTTGGTGCCGAAGGTGTGGTCTCCCGACTTCCAGAGCTGGTCGAATAGGAGGCCCCACTGAGAACTGGCGTTGGACGTGACGAAGTCGCAGCGCGTGAGGTAGCCCTGCGCGCCGCCAGCGAAGCTGTTGATCGGCGGGTAGCCGGTCACGGCGTCGGTGGGCGTGATGCCCGTCGTGGTGTTGCCCGCCGCCAGCGTCCCGGCGGGCGGGGTGCCCGAGGAAGTGAACGGGAAGTTGTTCGCACTGAGGCCGGTCTTGAGGAAGAAGATTTTCTGCTTCACCGCCGCCCGGTAGTCGTCCAAACTTGCGATAGCCATCTACTTCGACCCGATCTCGATGCTGAGTTCGGGGACGCCGGAAGACGTGCCGTCCATGGCGAAGACCGGGTAAAGCGCGGAGTTGTCGTAGACCACAGGCAGGCCGGTCTTGAGGTAGTCCCAGGTGTCACCGCCGTTCGCGAACGGAAAGCGGAAGCAGGAGATCAGGGGGCGCATAATCATGACATTGAAGGTGCCAGACGCTGCGCCGGAGGAGGTGATGGCCACAAGGCCCGAGACGCCGCTGTCGCCCGCCTGCAGCGGAAGCTGGATCATCCGACCGAGGGTCAGAGCGCCGCCGACGCTGACCGCGCCGGTCGTCCCCGCGTTGCCGTCCTGGTCGAGGTACTCCACCGTGATTGTCGCCGTCGCCGCCAGAGCCGTGACGCACTCGATCCAGATTTCGAGGCCCTTGTAGTCGGAGCCGGGTACGCGGGACTGCCAGCCGGTCGGCGGCGAGGACAGCGCCAAGCGCGATTGGATGCCGGGATAGGCCCCACACACAAAGAGGCGGTCGTAGAGGGCCACCTTTCCAGCCAACGAGCATTGACCGGCGAAGCGGGTCAGGTAGCCGACGGCCCCGCCAGCGAAGCTGTTGATCTGCGGGTAGCCCGCGATGGCGTCGTCGTGAACCACACCGGAGGCTGTGTTGCCCGCCGCCAGGGTTCCTGGGCCGGGCTGCCCCGCCAGTTCGAACAGGGTGAACCACCCGCCGATAACGGTCGTGCGTGTGACCGACCGCATCCACTCGATGACCTGCTTGGCACTGCCGACGTAGTCGTCGTTGTTCGCGATGGGCACGGCCTACTCCTCCGTGATCGTGGAGCCGGTGGTGAGGCGCGGTTGGATGCCGGGGCTGACGGCGATGGAGGGCGTCAGCGCGCCTCGGTAGAGCAGCTTACCGGCTCCGCTCGAGGCCGTTCCGACGGCGACGTGCGTGATCGTCGGGGTGCCGGAGGTGCAGGCTGGGAAGTCGACGTTGGAGGCCGGTGAGACCACGTTGCCCGTCACGGTCCAGCCACCCGCCGACCGCGCCAGGGCCACGCGGGCGTAGCTTCCGTAGCTGGTCTCGTTGGTGGTCTGGTTGCCCGCCTCGCCAGGGTCTGCCGTATGCAGGGAAATCCAAAGCTGGGTGAGCGGAGAGGAGGCCGCGTTGTCCGCGATGTTGGCGATGGCCACGGCCTGGAAGATCAGCTTCAGGATGTCGTTTTCGAAGGTGTCGCCTTTGGACATGCCGCTACCCCGTGATGATGTTGAAGCGGCCCGTCGCGGCGACAGCCTCATCCACGCGCAGCTTGCCGCCCGGCAGGCGGCGCTCAGAGAGCATCTGGCTGATGGCGGTGTCGAAGAGGGACTTGTGGATGGCCATCGCCTCCGCGTCGCGCAGGAGGGGGCCGGCATGGAACAGAGCGCCGTACAGATAGGCGTCTGGGTGGCTCTCCAGGACCCAGTTCGTCGCGGTCGTATCGCTCAGGGCGGGGACCTTCTGGAAGTAGGTCATGGCCAGGACGTAGGTCGTGTTGGGCGTCGGATAGAGGCGAAGCTGGCCGCCGACGATCGCGTACATCTTCGGGCAGTCGGTGGAGGCCTCGTAGCCGTCCATCGTCTCCTGCGCGACGGGGTCCAGGTTCACGATCTGGCCGTTGTGCGTCGTCGTGATCGAGATCGCCTCGGCGAAGTTGGCCGGCAAGTCGGTGTATTCCGTATTGACGCTTGCCGTGGACCGCCCCGTCGATCCCTTCGTCCGCAGGGCGCGGTTCATCGTCGCCTCGGCGAGGGTGATGAAGGTGGGGATGCGATCCGTCATGTCGGAGCGCGAGAGCCAGATGGCCAAGTCGGCCTTCAGGTTGGTGAAGGTGTCGAGGGCCATGCTGCTCTCCGTGTAAACAGGCAGAGCCGCCCACTGAGGGGCGGCTCTTAGTGTTAGGCCACGACGACGGTGGAGGTCTTCTCGGGCCGGAACCAGAAGATGAGGTAGGCCTCAGCCGCCGGGTCGAGCGCGCCAGCCGTCGCGTTGATGAAGGTGATGGCCAGGGTGTCGGCAGCGGAAACCCGCGCGCCGGCAATGCCCAGGCCAGCCGTCAGGCTCGGCTTCATGGGGATGACGATGTCGCCGACGCGGAGGCCGGGGACGGTGAACGTCTGCTGCGCCGTGGTCGCCGCCGCGACCGACGCAACGTCGAGGGTGGCAGAGACAACGCCGAAGCGGTCTTCGTTGATCATAGCGCCCATAGGGTGCCCTTCTGAAAAGAAAGCGGGCCACCCGTTGAAGGGTGGCCCACCGGCCTTAGGCCTAGCGGTTGTGGAGGCGAACGGCGAGGCTCGGGCGGATCGGAGCGTAGCCGTAGAGGACATCCAGACGGCAGGGGAACCTGTCGTTGTTGATGTCGTACTGGCGGATGATCCGCATCGAGATGCCGTCCAGCACCTGCCGGCTCTTCCAATCCACACCATCCGGCATCACCATGTCAGCCGTCGCGAAGGCGAAGGCGTCCTTGTGGTACAGGAGCGAGGTGCCGGCAGTCGCCGAGGCGGTGCCGAGGAAGGTCACCACCGCCGTCGCAGAGGTCGTCGGGATGACGCAGTTCTGCCGGGCGCCACCGAGGACGATGGCGGGGCTGATCGAGATCGGGCCAGCGCCACCGGCGAAGGCCGCCGTGACCACGAACTGCTGCAGGACGCCCGTCGACACGCGGGTCTCGGGGTGGACGCGGAAGCAGTTTTCGATGGTGAACACGTCTCCGACGTTGGCCGCGCCGGTGCCGGTCGCCAGGGTGATCGTCGAGTAGGCCGTACCATCCAGCGCCAGGGTGCCGACCTGGGTGTTGGTGCGGTAGGTGTTCGCGACGCGCGCCCCGTTCGTGTGGCTGGGCCACAGGGTGTTCTCCATGAAGTCGAACCCTGCGGTGCGACCCATGTAGCCTTCGCGGTACTGCTTCGACAGGTTGGTCGTGTCGTTGAACAGGCCCTTCAGAGCGTCGACGAGGTCGACGTTGTCGGTCGTGTTCAGGTTGGCCGTGCGGTTGCCCAGCGGAGCCAGGGCGTCCACCAGGACCTTGCGGCCCGCCAGCACCTGCGGGAACGAGGACGGAGAGCCGCCGTTCCAGATCGACTGCGACACGGAGCGGTACATCGACATGGCGTCCGCTTCGATGTTCGCCGCCAGGACGTTCATCGCCGGCTCGATGATGCGCTCGGAGAAGTCGTCCAGAGACAGCGTCAGGTCGACGGAGGTGAACGCGAGGTCCACACCGCGCTGCTGGTTGACCCGCAGGTCGACCGTCTGCTCGACGGTGTCGCCGAGGGGCGGGGTGATGTTCAGGGTCGCGCCGCTCCGCACGACGTACTGGTTCGGGAGGCGGATTTTCAGCGTGTCGCCGATCTTCGCCTCTTTCTTCGCGTACTGGCTGTCGTAGTCGCGGGTGATGGAGCCGATGAAGTTCAGCTTCTGGTGGAGGACGCGCAGGGCCTCGCGGGTCACCTGCGTCGGGGTGATCAGAGTATTGGGCATCGAAGGGGTCCTTCTAAGGGAGGGGCGGCGTCATCCGACGCTGCGGTGGAGGGGAGTTCGCCCTAGCGGCGCTTGGCCAACTGGGCGTTGCGGCGACGTGCCCACTCTGCGGCGCTCAGGCGGTCGCTCAATCCGGTCGGGGGGATGGGTCTCCCCTGGACGGACTTTGCGGGCTGCACCTGCTGCACCCTTTGCTGGCGTTCGGTCGCCTTCTGCTTTGTCTGGGTCTGGCGTCCCTGGTAGGCGTCGTTCAACAGCTTCCAGATACGCGGGTCGGGGGTCTCGAACAGTTCCGACCGGGGCACGCCGTAGGTTTCGGCGAACTCGGCCAGCTTTCCGCTCAGTTCCGGCGACCAGCCCTTGATCTCGCGAGAGAGAACTCGACCCGTTTCCTGCATCGCCTTGGCGAGGTTCTCTCGCTGGTCCCGCAGACGGCCTTCGGTCTTCGTCTTCAGATCATTTTCGGCGTTGGACAGTCCGTCCTTCACCTGCTGGTAGGTCATCCACAGGGCCTGGGCCTCTGCGGGGTCGATGGCGCTCAAGTTCGACCAGTTGATCTTCTCGAACTCAGCGACCTGCGACTTGAGGGCGTGGACGCGCCCGTAGTCCTCCTGCATCTCCTCGACGGCGGCGATGCGTTGCGCTCGCTCCGCTTCGAAGGCCTTGCGGCTTTCGGAGAGTTCGGTGGTCTTGCGGGTGTAGTCCTGCTGCATCATCAGGTTGTCCTTGAGGGACCTGGGCAGCTTGTACTTCTTACCGGAGACCTCAACTTCTTCGGTTTCCTCTTCCTCGGCTTCGGGCTCATCACCCTCTTCGCCGTCTTCAAGGTATTCCTCAGACTGGTCTTCGTCTCCGTCTTCAGCCTCAACTCCACTGTCGATGTACTCGTCATCGCCAAGGTTGGTCTCGACTTCACTTTCAATAGTCATAGTTTCTGCTTCCAGAGGGGCGGCGTCATCTCGACGCTGCTTGCAATCGCAGTCCCTTGGTCCTCTCGACTAAGGGTTATTGCGAAATGTATGCGACGCCCTCAGGCATCGACTTGTTCTCTTCAGCGATGCGGCGCGTCTCGGCCTCGTAGGCCTCGATCTCCAGCTTCCGCTCCTCCAGGGAGCGGTCAGCCCGCAGTTGTTCGATCTGCGCCTGCGCCTGCTGGAGGGCCTGCTGAAGCTGCTGGCCGGCCTGCTGCATCTGCTGCACCTGGGCCTGCATCTGCATCTGCTCGGGCGACGGCGGCTGCTTGCCGGCCAGGGCGGCCTGCACCTGGGGCGGCAGGAGGGCCTGCATCCGCACAGCGAGGTCGTCTGCGCCCGGCCAATCGAGGTTCTTGGCCAGCATGTCGCCGATGACGGGAGCCGCCTGCGGGAACGCGCGGACCAGTTCGATCATCTGCGTCGCGGCCTCCTCTCGGCGGCTCGTGAAGCTGGGGCCGGCCTTGACGATGACGTCGTACTTGCCAGCCGTCAGGTCGTAGATTTTGGCGATGTCGGGGTTCTCGGCCTCCACCGGCTGGCCGGTCTGAGCCCCCTCCTCGCCCGGCACGAAGGGCTGGTTGACCTGGACGTTGCGGGGCGTTCCCTCGCGATCCATGACGCGAATGACGCGCGGGACCGAGTAAACCTTCGGGATCAGGTCGACGATGATGCGGCCTGCGTGGCGGATCGCGCGGCTGAGGTTGTCGATGTAGTTGAACGTCGAGACGTCGCCCTCGCGCTGCCTCGCCATGATCGCCCGGCCAGACGTCTCGTTCGAGCGCATGCCGAGGCTGGCGTCGTGGAGGCCCATGACGGCCTTCATGTCGTCCGAGGCCAGCAGCACCTGCTGCATCTCGCCGGCGGGCACGCCTGAGAAGGGCTGGCGCTGCGGGGCGTCGTTGCCGTCGTACTCGAGGTAGGCGTGGTTCTCGGTGTTGGCCGTCTCCCACCGCGCACGGTCGGTGTCGAAGGCCCCAACGCGGCCCACCCAGGGCGCTTTGGGGGCCAGGGCGACTAACTCGGTCACCATGCTGGTGTGGTAGTTCACGCGGCGCTGGGGGTCCTTCGCGTCGCGGACGAGGGAGCGCAGGCGACGCCTGCCGTCGATCATGATCTCCTCGCCGTAGACGGGGACGATCGGGATGTACTGGCCGGCCCAATCGATGCTCTCCAGCACCTCAGCGCCGGTCATGATGTGCTGCACGACCTTCTTGGAGCGCACCTCGCGGGGCTGGCCGACGATGGTGATATTGAGGGCGT